TCCAGGTCGTCTCCGCACCGAACATCCGCATCAAGCGGCCCATGGTCGCAACCGATGCGATGCTGCGGCGCCTGGGCGGCTTCAACGTCTTCACCGATCGCGGGCAGAAGGAGGCCCAGATCCGCGAGGCCATCGCGCGCGACCAGCAGCGGATGAACGTCTTGCTCGAGAACAACATGGAGTGGCTCGCCAGCCAGACCCTCACGGGTGTGGTCAGCTACTCGGTTGCTCGGCAGGCGAACTTCCGCCTCGACTTCGGTCGCCTGGCCACGCACAACATCAACGCCGCGGTGTCGTGGGCGACGTTCGCCACCTCGCAGCCGGCGGACGATCTCCTGGCCGCCGCGCGCCTCATCAACGACGACTCCGAGCTGAACGCGACGCACGCGATCCTCAGCACGGAAGCCGCGACCAACCTGTTCAAGAGCGCGTCGATCCAGAACGTTCTCGACAACCGGCGCATGGAAGCCGGCAGCCTCGAGTTCCGTCTGTTCGAGGCGACCGGTGCGCGGTTCCTCGGCACCATCTCCGGCATCCAGCTGTGGGAGTACGGCCGGTCGATCACGGTCAACGGCGTCTCGACACCGCTGATCCGCGCCGGCTACGCCGAAGTGGTGCACGTGGGCCCGAGCAACCAGTTCGTTTCGTACTTCGGTGCGATCCCCGACTGGGATGCGATCGAGGAAGGCCTCTGGATGGGCGAGAAGTTCAGCAAGAGCTGGCTCACCAAGGACCCGAGCGTGCGCTGGATGCTCCTCACGTCGCGGCCGCTGCCGGTTCCGCGGCGCGTCAACGCGACCGTTTCTCTCGACACGTCCCCGTGATCTCATGACGAACCCTACCCCAGCAGAGAAGGCGGCCGCGAAAGCGGCTGCCGCCGAACACGCCTCGGAAACCGGCGTGTACTACGTCGCCAGCGACCAGTCACTCGCTCTCGGGGGGAACGTCGTTCTCCCCGGGACGAAGATCGACCTTGCCGAGCCCGAGGTCGGCGTCTACGGCGGCGGCACTTGGGTGCACGGCCTCACCAAGGCGCGGTGCGAGGAACTGGTGAAGGCGGGCGTGCTGTTCGCTGACGGCCCGCACGCCTCTCGGAAGCACCTCAAGGGCAAGAAGACCATCGGGACCGGCGACGACATGATCGTCGACGCGAGCCCCGAGCTGATCGAGGCCGAGAAGGCTCGCCTCGCGGCGCTGGAAGCCGCCAAGAAGCACAAGCCTCCGGCGAAGTGGACCTTCACCGACGAGCATCTCAAGGGCAAGTCGCTGGCGCAGATGAACGCGCTCATCGTCGAGCGCGGCGGCGCCCCCCAGCAGTCCGAAGACCTCGCGATGCAGGTTCTGCAGTCCGAACTGACCCGCTAACCCGTTGAGCAGCCGTCATCAACATGCTTCAGGTTCCTGCGGCGGCTGCGGCTGCAACACGCTGGAGCGCCGCTCTGCGCATGTCGATGACGGCGGCGTCTACGAGTACTGGACCTGCACCCACTGCGGCCTCGACTACGGTGACGTTCGCGCGCAACGGCGCATGCGCGACGCCGAAGCCGTCCTGTGGCGCCAGGCGGTCGACGAGGTGCGGCACCGGCGTGCCGATGGCGAGGCCGGCACGCTGGTCACGCACCTCGTCGGCGTCATCTGCGAGAACATCCTCGCAGCGCGCGATGCATTGGGGTAACCGGGTGTGACGTGGCAGGCGTTCCCCTCTTCGTCGAGAACCGCGACGAGCTGAAGCTCAAGGTCCGGCTCAACGGCATCCCCGACTCAGGCGGTGCCGACGCGCAACTCGACGAAGCCCTCTCCGCGGTCCGCGTCGGCTTCCTGATGGAACTCGGCGCGGCCCGGGTGGCCCAGCTCGTTGCGATGACCCTCAACCGCAACGCGGTCACCGAGGCGGACATGATCCGCCTCCTGGCCGCCGTCACGGAGGTCCGCTGGGTTCTGTACGAGATCCTCGCGACCATGACCGCGAGGTTCGCGGACGGGCACTCCGAGCCGCAGACCTGGAACGAGGAACGGTTTCTCCGGGACAAGACGCCAGAGCTGATCGACCAGTGGAGGGACGAGCTTTGGAACCAGATCCAGGAAGCGCTCGGGATCTTGAGTACCGGTGAAGTCTCTGAGGAGACCGGGTGGAATGTGTCCCTCATCGGACCCGACTTCGTGAACGATCCGCCACCGCGACCTGGCGAGACGCTGTTCCTGCCTGAAGCCAGCACGCTGCAGTACCCGCTGAACCAGCTGGTGCTGGAATGAACTTCATCTACAACCACGCCGCCTACGAGGTCGCCAGAGGGGCGCTGAACCTCTCGACAGCCGCGCTCAAGGTCATGCTGGTCACGCAGGCGTACGTGCCTGACCGCGACCACGACTTCGTGGCGTCCGCCAGCGCCGCGGAGACCGTGGCCACGAACTACGTCGGCGGCTTCGGCGGTGCGGGGCGGCAGCTGCTCGTCACGCCCGTGTTCACCGAAGACGACGTGAACGACCGCGCCGAGCTGCGCTTCGACGACCCGACTTGGACCGCGCTGGGCGGCGCGGTGAACGACACGATCCAGGCCTTCGTCGTCCTCCTGGAAGTCACTACGGATGCCGACTCTCTGCTCGTAGCCTACATCGACACTACCACCGGCACGCCGTCGCTGCCCTACCTGACGACCGGCGCGAACCTCACGATGCAGGTCCCGGTGGAGGGCCTGCTCCAGTTCTCAACCGTCTAGGAACACGATGGCCCTCAGCATTTCGAACGCTCCCGCGATCCTCATGTGCAACGCCCTGGTCGACGCGCTCGACCTGGGCACCGCGGACCCGACCGGCACGATCATCATCTATTCAGGCACTGCCCCGGCCCTGTGCGACGACGCGCTCAGCGGCAACACCGTCCTCGCCGAGCTGGAGCTGTCGAACCCTGCCTTCGGCGGCGCGGTCGACGTCACCCCGGGCGCACGGGCTACTGCCAACGCGATCGCCTCCGATCCCGTCGCGAACGCCACCGGCACAGCATCGTTCTTCCGCGCCTTCGACCGCGACAACATCGCGCGGTTCCAGGGCAACGTCACCGCGACCGGTGGCGGCGGGATGCTCGAGGTCAACACGGTGTCGTTCGTCGCCGGTGCGACGGTGCAGATCACCGCGCTGACCGTGACGATGCCCGAGGCATGATGTGCCTCTGGGCGGCTCCATCGATCTGGTCACCGAATCTGGTGATGTCGGCAACCTCGAAGACACCGTCGCGTACACCTGCAACGCGGAGTTCCCCACTCTCGCCACGAAGGTACTCTCCTTCCGGATAACGCCGCCGAGCGTGCCTGAAACGATCCGGCGAGTCGTTTTCTGCACTGCTGGCGGCCTCGGCGCAGATTGGTACTCCACGACTTTCCAAGTCGCCGCCCAAGCGATCATCGACGCCGGCTTATGGCTGGTCGAATGGAAATGCGCAGACGGATGGTTCGGCGGTGTGCTGGGAGAATCCTTCCTCGACTGCAGCGCCCGCGGTGCGCTTCTGTTCGAGTACTTGCGAGACAACCCGCTGGAAGGCGGAGGCAAGAACTTCGCCGGCTACTCATGGAGATTCACCGGCCAATCCGGAGGAGCCTCCCTGCTCGCCTACTGCTTGACTGCGTGGGGATTAGGCGACTGGGCAGACGTGGTCGTGATGACCGGCGGGCCCGCGTTCGCGAGACTCGACTGGTGCTGCGGTTCAGAGCCGGCAGAATGGACCGCTATCCATCCCGCCCTAGCTCCGGCCGGCGTAATGACCTGCACTCCTCAGGTAGCCATGCATTCAGCACAAGGCATCTTGTGCCCTGTGCTTCCAGCGGTTTCCGCTGCGGAGTTGCGAGCCATGAGCCCGCTCTACATCGGAGCCGATTTAGCTTACGACCGCGCACGAATATGGATTGTGGTGGGAGCTGACGATTGCTCCGCTGCTTCCCTACACGGCCTGCATTTCTACAACCAGGTGGCGAGCACGAAGCGGCAAAAGATCGTTCCGGCGACACCCCACGATGTGCCAACCACCGCGCGCGGCATCCAAGCGATCATGAAGGCCCTCACGAACCCTAAGATGGGATACAAAAATGGCAGCTGGTGACACCCTCTGCCGCCTCCGCGCCGCCGCGGCCGCGGTGACACTCACAACCGACGCGGCCTTCGAGGTCGCCAACAACCAGCCTCTGCTGGCCTTCGATGCTGCCGCCGACGAGACCGCACGTTTTCAGGACATCCTGCCGCAGAACTACTTCGGCGTGACGGGTGTCACCGTGATCCTGCACTGCGGCATGGTCTCCGCCACCACGGGCAACGTGGTCATGACCGCAGAATGGGAGAACCAGGACGGCTTCGATCTCGACGGCGACTCTTTTGCCGCAGCGCAAAGCGTGACACAAGCGGTCCCTGGAACCGCAGGGCAAGAGTTCACGGTCACGATCCCGTTCACCGACGGCGCACAGATGGACAGCGCCGGTGCCGGCGACATGTTCCGGCTCCGCGTGACCCGCGACGCAGACAACGGCTCCGACACCGCCACAGGCGACCTCCGCCTCTACATGATCGAAATCCGCGAGACCTAACGTGGCGTTCGACTTCGACGGCAGCACCGACGGCTACAGCGGTGGCAGCGTCGCTACCGCCTACCCGATCTCGTTGTCGTGCTGGATCAACAGCGACAGCTTCGCCGCGCTAGGTACTCTGCTAACCGGCAGCAGAACGACCGCTGCCGTGAACCACCGCATCGGAATGTTCTGCGGAGTCGGCGGTGTGGCGAACGTGACCGTCGTAGTTCAAGCCGGTGGCACCGCGACGACTGCTACCGGAGGAACTCCTTCGACTGGCGTATGGCACCACGTCGCCGCACGCATCACCAGCGCCAACATGTTCGTCTACCTGGACGGAACCCAGGCCGCGACGAACACCCACGCCTTGGCCTACCCGAGCGTGCTGGTGACCGACATCGGCGCCCGCCGCAACGGTTCCGCCACCGTATTGGACTTCTTCAACGGGCGCATCGCCGAGTGTGCGGTCTGGACAGCGGACATCGGCACGGCAGGCGTCTCGATGCTCGCTGCCGGTGCATCACCCCGGTTGGTGTTCCCGAACTTGCTTCGCAACCACTGGGCGATGCGAAGCGAACTGAACGACTGCGTTGGCGCAGCCGACCTCGCCGCGATCGGCAGCGGTGGCGCCGCACCGAGTGTTGCGCACGTCACGAGGGTTTTCTACCCCTCAGACGCGAGCAACTTCCCCACCAGAAACCGCAAGATCGGCGCGGGAGCATCGATCATCCCCATGCCCGTCAGTGCGGGCACTACCGTCGAGTCGTTCGTAGGAACCGGCGCCGCGATCATCCCGATGCCGGTCAGCACGGGAACCGCAGTCGAAAGAATCGTCGGTGCCGGCGCCAGCGTGATTCCGAAGCCGGTCAGCGCCGGGACCGCTGCAGTCGTTGTCACCGGCAACGGCGCAGCCACGATCCCCCTGCCCTCGAGCGCAGGGACGATCGCCATCTCGCACATGGGCTCGGGGGCTGCGATCATCCCGATGCCCGTGAGCGCGGGAACCGGCGCGGTCATCGAGAACGTGACAGGCAGCGGGGCGTCCGTCATCCCGCTGCCGGTGAGCGAAGGCACTGGGCTACACCAGCAGAGCCTCACGGCCGCGGGAGACGCCGTCATCCCGATGCCGGTGAGCACCGGAACCGCAGCGGTTCTGATCACGGCAAACGGCACGTCGCTGATCCCGATGCCGGTCGCGGCTGGCGCTGCGATCGCGACTATGAACTTGACCGCAGCAGGGGACGCCATCATCCCCATGCCGGTGAGCGAAGGCACTGCAGCCCACATAGCGAGTGTCACAGCGGCTGGAGACGCAGTCATCCCGCTGCCCGTAAGCTTTGGCTCTGGTCTCCATACGTCCGCCACACCCACGATCGCGATCCTGCCGACGATTCTGCGCCTGATCGTGCCTGCGGTGCGTCTCGTCGCGGTGCTCTCGCTGCGCGACCTGATCGACGCGCGCATCCGTCAACAGGTAGCAGCGGGCCCGTTCAACAAGGTCGTGCACGCACCAAACGGCTACAGGAGCAGCACGCTCGAACTCGCGGAGCCGATCCTTGTGCTGACGCAAGAAACAAAAGCGGCATTCGACACGCCGAAAAGAAATCGACGCACGTTCCGCGACGAACGCCAAACATGGCAGTGGGACCTCTGGTTGCAGTTCAACGTAGAGGTCACACTCGAAGCTTTCGAGGAAGCGTGGGTCAGCGATACACCTATCGTTTTGTATTCGGGCCGTCCCGTGGCTTGGCTGCGCCTCCGAGCAGCTGACTACGATCAGCCCGCCTACCAGGACCCAAACTCGGGCACTCGAGCGCGGTACGTGGTGCACGCCGAGATGGCCCCCACCTAGGAGCCAAACGCAGTGATCAACCTGACCGGCATTCACAGCACCAGCGAGTACGAGCTGGGTCGCGGCATCGTCTATCTCGCGGAACTCGACGGAACCAGCCTGCCCCTCGACTTCCGAGACGTCGGCAACAGCGCTGCGTTCAACGCGACGATCGACACGGAGAAGCTCGAACACCGGTCCAGCCGGCAGGGCCTGCAAGTCGTCGACAAGGAGGTGGTGGTCAGCCAAAAGCTCACGCTGGCGATCACCATGGACAGCATCAACTTCCAGAACCTGGCCAAGTTCTTCAGCGGAACGACAACCACATTCACAAACCAGACGACCATCGCGGCCGGCGTCATCCTGCTCAAGACCCTGAACACTTCGACGTTCATCACTGCGTCGACCATCCCCTTCTGGTTCGACCTCTACAAGGACCGCTACAACGCGACGCCTGACCTCACGCGCGTCTACAACATCGACACCGTAGCGACGACCGCGATCCTCAACGGCGAGAACGGCGTAAACGTCAGTGCCGACCTGATTCGCGGCGTGGACTGGACGCTGGACGCGAGCTTCGGCCGCGTGTTCATCACGGCCTCGGGCATCACGAAGCTCGCGGCTACCGCCGGCGGCGGCGCCAACGAAATCGTGGTCAAGGCGGCCACGACCTTCACCGCGATCAACACGGAGCCGATCCACGAAGTGAAGATCCTGACCTCGGTGGCGACGGGCGTCGCGGTCAAGTTCATCGCCTCCAACCCGGCGAACAGCAACGCCGCGCAGGAGGCCCACTTCCACAAGGTGACCCTCGCCTCCGAGGGAGACCTGTCCCTGATCGGCGACGAGTTCACCACCATCCAGCTCTCCGGTGCGGCCGAATCCGTGCCCGTGATTTCGACGGCGTTCCCGTTCGGCTACGTCCGCAGCTACACCGGCGCCCTGGCCGCCGCATAACGCCAAGAGCGACCTGCATGACCGCTTCCGAAACCGCGCTTGCCTGGCTGTCGCCGGGCAAGCCGACCGAGCACGAGGTGAACGGCGAGAAGCTCCGGTTCTATCGGCTGCCTGCCGTCGTCCTGATCGAGCTAAGGGACTTCAGCAAGCCCCTGATCCGCGCCTTCTCCACGCTGATCAGCACGACTCAGGGCAACGTGACGGAGCGCAAGCGGACCTTCAAGACGCCGGAGAAGATCCGGCTCGAGAAGACCGATGCCGGAGGCAACGTCGGCTTCGAAGACATCGCGGTGCTCGACGAGGGCAACGAGGTCGAACGCGCGGCCATTTCGCCAGAACTCGCTCAGCACCGCATCGAACAGCGGTGCGCAGCGTTGAGCGAGATGGCCGACGTGTTCACCGACCCCGCCAACCTGCACCTCATGGGCGTGATGATCTGCAACTGCCTGCGGGATCAGTTCCCCAAACGGCCAGTGCCAACCGCTGACGTCGGCCAGTTCATCGCACAGGTCGAGCTGCCTGCGCTCCTGCAGATGCTGATGGGAGTCGTGAAGGCGAACTTCCACCTGTTCAAGTCGCTCGAGGGAAAAGTCCAAGCCGCGGTAAACGCGGCACTCGCAAAGCTGGACCCCGAGAGCCCCAACTCGGCAGCGGCGAAAGCGGCGGCTGGGTCGAACTCGGCGACGACATCTCCTACCTCCTGACGCACGGCATCCCGGCCGAGCTTGTTCTCGGGCTCGACGTGGTGGCCCTGGATTCCTTGGTCTCCTCCGTCCTGCGGCATGAGTACGAGCGCATGGTTGAGACAGCCACGATCGCCATAGCGGCCGCCTGCGCCCCCCACGCGAAATCGGGGAGACCTGACGCCGTGCTCAGCCACCTGATGAAGGGGTACTCCCGCTGGCTCAAGAAGGACAAGGACACCCGTCGCGGCGGCCCGAAAGAAAAACGGGTCGCTGCTGCGTTCGAAGGGCTAGCGAAAGCGCTCGGTGAACTGAAGTGAGCGCTGGCGACTTCGAAGCATTCGATTTCGGCATCCGGGTCCGGGACGACTTCAGCGACGCGACCAGGCGGTTCCGGGAAGAGCTGAACGCCAGCCGCACAGCGTTCACCAACTTCCGCCGTTCGATCCGCTCGCTGTCCCAGGACAGCGCGCAGCTCCGCAAGAACTTCGGCGAAGTCGCCCAAGCGCTCAGCGCTACGAAGTTCCGGAGTACGGCGGGCGCCGTCGACCAGGTTGGCAAAGCGCTGGCCCGCACCATCCAGGTGCGTTCCCAGACCCTCGCGCAGACCGGCAAGGAGATCGGCGCCAACCTGCGCCTCAACTCCGCCCTGCGCGAACAGGTCGCACTGCTGCGGCAGCGCAACGACGAGCTGCGAAAGGCCTCCACGCTACTGGGGAAGTCTCGTGGAGCGACGACTCCAGGGGGCGCCAGCGTACCCCTCATCGACCCCAGAGAAGCCCAAAGAGTCGACACTGTTCGCCAAGGAATCAAGCGCACCAAAGACGAACTCAGAGGAGCCCGCAATGAAGCAGAGAAGCTCCGCCTGCCGCTGTTGGACGTTCTGAAAACAGTCTTCGCGATCAGCGTAGCGCGTCGACTGACTGGGATCTTCAGCGACCTGGTGCGTCGTAGCATCGACTTCAATGCCCAGCTCGAACGGAGCAGCCTCGGCATCGCAGCGCTGATCACGGCCTCCGCACAAGTTCGCGATGAACTCGGAAACACCGCATCCGCCGGCGAGGCGTTACAAACGGCCTTCGGCATCTCCCGCGAACAAATACAGCTATTGCAGCAAGACGCGCTCGATACGACTGCAACGCTGACCGAACTGATCGAAACGTTCCAACAGGCTCTAGCCCCTGGTCTCACCGCAGGCCTAGACATCGGTCAGGTTCGCCAATTCGCCGTACTGATCTCTCAGGCGGCCTCGAGTCTGGGCGTCGCACAGAACCAGCTCTCAGAAGAGATCCGCTCAATTCTCTCGGGCACAATCCAACTACGCACAACGCGCATCGCTGCGGCTCTGGGTATCACCAACGAAGACATCCGTCGCGCAAAAGAAGCGGGAACCCTCTTCGAGTTCTTGACCGAACGTTTCTCCGCCTTCAACGTCGCCGGCCGGGAAGCGCTCAACACTTTCGCCGGCCTCCGCGGACGTATCGAAGACGTGCTCGAGCGGGTCGTGGCGCTCAGCGGCCTCGACTTCTTCAACGAGTTGAAGCAAAGCCTCCGTGAGATCTTCGACCTCCTGACCGATGCGGATGAGTTCGGGATCATCTCTCCGTCTCCGCAGGCCGTGGCGCTCTTCGATGCGATGTTCGCTGCACTCACGAACATCGTTCGCGTCGCACGCGAAGCCTCGAAAGAACTCCGCTTCGAAGACGTACTGACTGCAGCGCAGACTCTGTCTTCCGTGCTGACAACAGTCGCGGAAGTCGTCGCCGGCTTCGCGCAAGGCGCAGTGGCTGGATTCGGCGCGCTACGCGCACTGATCTCGCCTCTCGTTGACACTCTGCGCTCCATCGCTGGCTCCGCTCTGTCCGTTGTCGATCTCGCCGCCAGATTCGGTGAACTGGCGGTTATATTCGGAGCAATAAATATTGCACTCCGCGTCATGCTCAGTCTGATCACGCTCGTGAAGAGCAGATTCGGACTGATTGCACTCGCGGTTTCTGCAGTGGTCGGGACGGTGCAGCTGTGGGTCAAGCTGTTGACGGGTGCCGACCTCAGTCTTCAAGACATCGCAAAGATCGTTGGCGTTGCGATAACCAACTACTTCAAAGTGCTGGCTGGGGTAGTAAAAACAGAATTCCTAGGGGCGTTGTTGATTGTGCGGTCGACCCTGAGCGCAATGCTCCCTGTCGTGAATTTTATCCTCGAAGGCTTCCGACGAATGGTGGTGACTTCTGCCTTCGTTGCTAATGCCTTTGACGAGACTTTGAGCCAAAATCTCCATGCAGCAGCCGATGCTATAAGCGACTTCCGTGTGCAGGTTGCGCAATTCGTAAGCGAAGACAAGCTCGCACAAAATGCTGACCAGGTCTCTGCTGCCTGGGAAGAGACTAAGGACTCGTTTGCGAAAGCGAGAAGAGAACTGGCCGCTGTTACGGAAGAAGCACTCAGAGGCGGCAGACAAGCCCTTCCTGCCGCAGCGAAGGCAGCAAAGACCCTCGCGGAAGAGTTCGCCTCACTACCTCCTTTCGTCAGCACGATTCGCAACCAGATCTCAGAACTGGCCGACGACATCGCGAACGCCGAAAAGAAAACACGCGATCTCCGAGCCTCACTCGACTTCGAGGTCGCCGCTGGTGGCCTGCCCGCAGCTGCGCAGCGAGTGGAAGAGTTCTTCTCTGGCGCAAAAGGCGAAACCGACGAAGCCACTCGCGCAATCCGAGAGCAAGTCAGCACGATCCAAAACCGCTTGCTCGGTCTGCAGAAAGAGCGTGCGGAACTCGCTCTCCGGATCAGCACCCTCTCGGAGACTGATCGAACCTCCCTGATCGGAACGCTCAACGCCCAGCGTCAACTCACCAACGAGGTGAAGGGCCTGCAGTCCCTCAAGGCGAAAGAATCTCAGCTCGAAGCCGACGTCCGCACGGCTGCGCAGGAGAACGATCTGGTCCGCGCGGCAGCACTCCAGAAAGAGCTCGAGCAAACCAAGCAACTCACTGCAGCCTCCGAAGCCCGGGTGCAGACTCAGCGAGAGTTCGTCGACCTGGTGGGTCGTGCAGTCTCTCCTGAGGTCACCCGAATCGCGCTCGAAGCGGTCAAGAACGAGGGGCAGGTCAACAACCTGCTCGAGGACCGCCGCCAACTCCTGGCCGAACTGGAGACCTTCCAGCGCCAGCAGCTGCAGGTCGCGAACCTACAAGCAGAAGCAGAGAGCCGCCGCGCCGCGGTTGCGATCAGCCAAGGCCTACCGATCGCCAGGGCAGAGGCCGAAGCAGCCAAGCGATTGAACGAAGCGGAACAAGAGCGTGGTGTCGCCGGCGCCATCGCTTCCGCGGAAGCGCAGAACCGCCTACAGCTCGCTCAGATCGAGCAGCAGCTGCGCGAACAAGAACTCGAGCAATCGATCGCGGCTGCCCAAGCTCGCATCCAGGAAACAGAAGCCGTCCGCGGGCAGGTCCGAGCGGAGGCGGAACTCCTACGGATCAAAGGCGACGTCGCTGAAGCCGCGATACTCGAAGCTGAGGCCGCCAACCTCGACACAGCCCAACAGGAGGAACGCCTCCGCCTGCTGAAGGAACAACTCGCGATCGAACAAGCTCGCGGCGCCGCAGAACTAGAACAAGCAGAACGAGCCGCAGAGCTCGCTGCGAAAGTGAAGACCGCGAACATCTTCGAAGGCTTCACCGAAGGACTTTCCCAAGTAGCAGGGCAGATCGGCTCGGCATTCCAGGCAGGCATCGAAATCGCCACCGGCCTCGTCAACGCCTTCGCTAGCTTCGTCAGCAGCACGATCGTCGATGCCTTCGACCCAACGAAGGACTTCGATGCTCTCGAAGCCTTCGCCCGCTTCCTGCAGCAGATCGCAAGCCTGGTCATCCAGAAGCTGACAGAGATCGCCGTCGCCAAAGCGATCCTCAGCCTCGGACTCGGGGCGGCCGAAGGCGGCGAAGTCCCAACCGGCCACAAGCGCGCACAACCCTCGCTGGCGCACTACGCTCGCGGTACGCGTGGCTACCGCAGAGGCGGACGGCTGCGGCCACCGCGCGGCGTCGACCGCCGCGACACGGTGCCGATCTGGGCGCAACCGAAAGAATGGGTCATCCGCGCCCGAGCCGCGGCCGCCTACGGCGACACGGTCATGTCCGCGATCAACGACCAGCTGATCGACCCGTCCGCTCTGCGCGGCATGGTCGAAGGCACCCCCG